AGCAAAAAACAAAGGGAGTAAAAGAAAAGACAAAGATAAAGACCAAGATAATGAATTTATTGATGGAGTCAAAAAAGGTATTAGTGATATCAAAGAGGGTGCTGGTAATTTATTTGATAAGATGAAGAAGAAAGGTGGTAGTCTGATTAGTGGCATAAAAGAAAGCACTGGAAATTTATTTGGCGGAGAGAAAGAGGAGAAAGAGGAAGAAATTCCTAAGTCTAAGTATGAACAATTAGTTGATGCTGGATATACATTTGATGATAAAGGATTTGTTGGTGGCCAACGAATGATTGAATTTAAAGGCCCTGATGATGGAAAGGAGACTTTTTACAGTAAAGGATTAGGTGGTATTTTAGGCATTGGTGAAGGAACTAAGTTGACAGGAAGATATAAGAGAGTGGAAAATGAGGGTGGATTGAGAACTTTACTTGGAGAGGGCTCTGGTGATTCTCTTGAGGATATTATTAATAGAGATGAGTCACTTACTGTTCCAGTCCCAGAGGGAAGAAGTCTCAAAAGTAAAATTTTAGGTGGTATTGATAGAGCGACTGGAAATATAACAGACTTTGATCAAATGGGTGGGAAAGTTACTGGTCTTTCTCGTCTTCTTGGAGGGACTATTGATGCAGCAACTGGTAATTTCACTGACATAGACAAAGAGGGTGGTTCAACTTTTGGATTAACAAGAGGTATCACTGGTGTTGCTGATTTTCTAACAGGAAATAAATTTAACCTTGACAAAAAGCCTAGAGGAGAAAAAAAAGAAAACAAACTCATGGATTTTGTGAAAGGTGGTGGTGTTTTTGGTTTTCTAGGTAGAAAATTAGGCGATCTCACTGAAAATTTTGATGGTAGGCCTGGTTCAAGAAAAACTAAAGATAAAGAAAACGAAAAAGCTGAAAAAGATCGTATAACTGTGACTGATCATTTAGATACTTTGCCTCCTGTTGAAGCAGGTCAATTAGTCTTAGACGAACAAGCAAAATGGAATAAAGAATTCAAAGAAAACAAAAGTAAATATACTCAAAAGATGAAAGAATTTTGGGACAGTATGTTGAGACAATTTATGGTGTTAAACAAAGATAAGACTGAAGATTTGCCTAAAGAGATGCTGTTAGAATTTACTAATAGAGCTAAGACTTTAAAAGAAGAAAAAATAGCGCCTGGAGGCCCTGATGATAGTTATAAGATAAAATCAGGAACAGTAGATGATGAAGGAAGATTCTCTGGATTTGAATTAAAAGATGAATATAAAAATGAAAATACACTAAATCCTATAATAGAAAGTGACAATAAAAATCTACAGGGTAATGTTTTTCAACCTGTGGATAGTTCGCCAACTATTATTGTTGCAAATAATGGTGAAGGTGGTGGAGGAGGAGAAATTAGTGGTGATCAAACAGTCAGAATGCCAGCAAATACACCTAATACTCAAGACTCAGGTGAACTTGTAATGACAGATGATCCTTCTAGTTTTATAAAGACAATCAAAAATGAACAGTTAAATATTGCTAGTAGTAATACCATTCCTCATCAAGTTACTCAAAATATAAAATAATGGAAAATAATAAGTATATCATCAAAAAATGCACACTGATTCCTAACGAAGGGTCATCTTTAGATGAGAATTATGATATAGTTCGTGGTGCTCCAATTATTAATTATTATGAAAGTATTGAGAGTCCCACCATATCAATGTCCCTTCAGTTTCTAGATGTTGACCAAGTTCTAAGTAGGAAGGGTATATTTGGTGGAGAGTATATTGATCTAGAGGTCAAAGTTTCTGGTTTCAAAGATTTTAAAATTTCATCTAAAAAACAAAAATTAATGTTGAATAGTGTGAAAAATGTCATGCCTATGAACGGTGGTGGAGGAGAGATTGCAACTTTAGAGTTTGTTTCAATGGAGTCAATCATTAATGAAACTGCAAGAGTAAACAAAAAATTTACTGGAAATGTATCAGACACCGTTGAACAACTATTGAAAAAAGATAAGAAGGGAATTAAAAGTAAGAAGAAATTAAAAAAAGATCGTTCTGCTAACAAATATGCTTTTATTGGTAATTTAAAAAGGCCATTTGACACAATACAATGGTTATGTCCAAAGTCACAAGCATCTAACAAAAGTTTTGGTTTTCTTTTTTATGAAACATTAGATGGATATAATTTTAAATCTATTGAGAAGTTATTAAAACAAAAACCAATAAGATATGAAAAACCAGACAGACCTGTTGAGGGGCCTTTTAGAATTTTAAAAAATAGTTTGAATTTTTCCAACGATATTGGGATGAACTTAAGAATGGGAATGTATGCAAATAAAACAATATATGTTGATATTGAAAATCAAACGAAAAAAGTGATTGATTTTAAAATTACAGATTTGAAATTGAAAAGACCACCAAAATTATTAGATGGCATCGAAGATTATCCATCTAGATTGATGTTTAGAATTAGTGATCATGGAGTGTCTCAAAAGGGTTCAAAGAAAAGGAATGTAAATAAGGACAATGAGCTTGCCGTTTATCAAAATAAATCTTATATTAGAAATAACTTATTGTTTTCACAATCATTAAATATATCAGTACCACTTAATCCTGATCTAAGAGCTGGTGAAATGCTTGAACTTTATTTCCCTCTTAAGAAGGGCGATAAAAACATCAAACCAGTAGGCTCTTACGGAAGAGACAAAGATAATGATCTTAGTGGTAAATATTTAATATCAGAGTTAAGACACATTATTGGTGGTGGCAGTTCAGAGACACACCTTAAATTAATTCGTGATGTCTTTAGCGCTTAAATAAAAGAAACAGGAGAATCAAATGAAATCAATTGAAGATCACATTGAATACGACAAGAAAATTGCTGATGATCCACAAGCGAATCCAGCAGCAAGAAGACATGCAAAAGAAGAGTTGCATGAACTAGAGGAGTATGTAGAACATCATAAGAAAGAAATTGAAGCGGGCGATCATCATGATCCAAACGCATTAGAATTATTTTGCGACATGCATCCAGATGAACCTGAGTGTTTAATTTATGACGATTAACTAGATGTATAATCAGACAACCAATTTTGTTGGAAGAGATCCTATGCAATGGTGGATTGGTCAAGTGACTGATCCAGATAAGGGAGAGTGGGGTGACGCCCTCGAAAAAACACAAGCTGGTGATGGTGAGGACGTATATAATTTTAGATGTAGAGTTCGCATAGTTGGATATCATGGTAACGATAGAGATTTACCAGACAAAGATCTTCCATTAGCACATATTCTCTTACCACCAAACACAACGACTGTGGGTGGTTGTGGAGCGACTGTTCAATATCAGGGTGGTGAAGTAGTTGTTGGATTTTTCATGGATGGTGAGGATGCTCAGCAACCTGTTATATTTGGAACTTTATTTAAACAATCATTTATAAGAGATGGATTAACATCTTCAAGGTTTAATTCATCAAATCAAATTGATTTTGTACCATATACACCACCAAGAGTTAGACAAAGATCTGGTAAACACAGATTTTTCTCAGAGTCACCTTGGCCTGGCGGATTTACGGCTGGTGAAGCTGTAAAAACAATTGCAGCGAAACAAATGGAGGCTGCCACAAATATTACTGTTCCCAATTTTAGTCCATGTGAAGATAATGAAATATCAAAGATAAGTGAAACCATAAAAAACTTTACTCGAAAGATGGAGACGCTTCAATCATTAAATGAATCATCCACTTACGTTGATCCAATTTATGGCGGTATTGTTGATATACAATCAGAGATAAAAATAGCGAGTAATAGAATTCATAATTCAATGACTAAATTAGTTCGTCGTGGTAGATCGTGGTTAATTCAAGAAACTCTTGATAAATTAGATGAAACGATGGAGAATAAGGTTGATAAGTTTAATCAAGTAGTATTGGGTCAGGCTACAAACGCACTAACAAGCACTATTTTTTGTAATATTGAAAAAATACAGGATGGATTGAAAGACTATCTCTCTAAAAGTTTAGAGAATATGATTGGTCAAGTTTTAGATGTTCCCATCTGTGGTGTAGAAAATTTTATGAGTGACATGTTTGGTCAGATTAATAATATTTTAGATACAAGTCTTGGTGGTATGTTTGAACAATTGAATAATATTCAAGGTGGTGGTATTGCACTTCCTAGTGAGACATTCTCAAAGGCGATTAAATTTGCAAATATTATCACAAATGTTCTTGATTGCGATAAAGCAAATTGTCCAGAATCACAAGTATTTTCTTCAAAAAATGGTGTGTCAAAGGGAATAGAAGATAGTTTTGATAGTCTAATTGATAAAGTTGGATTGAATTCTAAACTAACTCCTCTGATTGATGATATTGATGATGCAATTGAGGCATCACCATCTGCACCTGATTGCAGTACAAATGTTCTTAAATGTGGCCCGCCAAGAGTTGACTTTATAGGTAGTAGTGGACAAGGTGCATCAGGAAAAGCTGTGGTCAATGCTTTAGGTCAGATCATTGGTGTTTCAATCAACGGGCCAGGATTTGGATTCAAAGAACCACCTTTACTTTCTTTCTTTGATAGTTGTGATAAGGGATATGGTGCTGGAGGTTATCCAAAGATGGGGCCTGTCTCACCTTTACGATATACTGAATCTGACAGACAGAGAGATTTATTATCTTTGGCTCAACTAACCGATGGAGTTGGTTTAGATCAAATTACAAAAATAATTCCTGATGGAAAACAAGTTGGTGATATTGTTTTTGATAATAATGAAAACGCTAATAAAATAAAAGATGTTGGATTAGCGGTAAACAATACTGATCTACCAGTTCATGTTCCTGATCCAAACGGAACTGAACTTGGTGTTGTTGGTGCCGTGATAACCAACCCTGGCCAAGAGTATCTACCAAATTCTACTGAGACTGATCTTGATGGAAATGTGAAAGATATTATACCAGATCCAAATGCAAATTATGATGGTGAAACATCCTTTGTGACATCGTTAGATGATGTCATTGTTGAAAATACAGGTTTTGGATATGATGATAATGATACGGCATCTGTTGAAAATGGATCTATCGCTTCTGACACAATACAAAAGCCTGGACAAGCACAAGTAGAGTTGAAGATTCAAGATGGACTGGTTGTTGGTGCAAGTGTTGTTAATGGTGGATTTGGATTCTCTAAACTTCCAGAAATACTGATAAATAGCGATACTGGAGCTGGTGCTAAATTATCACCTGTTCTCAAATTCACTAGAATTGATGATGCATCTCAACTTGCTGAGATATCTCAAGACGCTGTTGTAACTGTAATTAGTTGTATTGATAAGTAAAATGTCAAAAATACCAGACGATAATCAAAACATTGAAAGAGAAAATCACTTAAGATATAGTATTTCAAGTGGACAAAGTAGCATACACGGTGATACCTTGTATGCAGTTCAAACACAGGAGGCACATCAGTTTTCATTTCATTCTGGAACAGGTCAAGGTGGATCTGGTGGTGGGCCAGGAACTGGTAAAGCAGTTTTATATGCGCCAGGAATGTCGATGGAAGTTCTTGGTGATGGTCTGAAAGTTAGAGATGCTGGTGACATATCTCAACTTCCAGCAAAAATTATAAAATGTAAAAAGGGTGACTTGATTCTTGATTGTGAGAATGGTAATATATTATTAAGAGCAAAAAATGTCTTTGTTGATGCTGATGGTGGTGGACAGGATGGACAATTTACTGTAAAGGCAGAGAGAATTGTAGACATCGGAGCGCCAGATATTCGTGTTCAAGGTGAAAAAGTTACAGTCAAAGCCTCTAAAGACATGACTATAATTGCAAAAGGTCAAGTTGAACTTAGATATGGATTTATGGTTGCTGCATCTTTTGCTGATCGTAAATTTGGTGCTTTGACAGCAAACTTGAAGAAGACTCAATTATCAACTATGAGGACATTATGAATATTTCTAGATTACAGACAGATAAATTAATTGTAGGAACAAATGATGTTTCTTATGACGCACCTGACACTACACCAACTGGAACTGCTGTTTTAAATGGCCCTGTTTTAGTTGGCCAACCATCAGCTGCGCCAGGATATGAGGCGGTTTTAAATGTATCATCAAATTCTGCACCCCAAAACTCACTTGATGTACAACCAGCTTGTGAAGCGAGTCTTGCAATTAAAGCTGATGGTAATGTAAAGATAGATGGTGACGGCAAAACTGCTGATGCTTTAGTGGTTACTGGAGATCAAACTATTAATAGTGGAAATCTTCATACAAGTAATCTATTAGCTTGTAGTGGTCAAGCTTGTTCTTGGTCTGGTAGTTCTATCAATGTTCAAGGTTGGAAAGGATTTGATATCAAACACCCCACAAAAGAAGGACATAGATTAAGATACATATGTTTAGAAGGCCCAGAGGGTGGCGTTTATCATCGTGGTAGAATTACAGGAACTAATGTAATTAATCTGCCAGATTACTGGAAAGATTTAGTTGATATTGATAGTATTTCTGTTCAGTTACAACCAATCGGAAGACAACAAAATCTTGTGATTCAAGAAATTGATGAGGATTTTATTGTTATTGTAGAGGACTCAACTAATACTGATTTGATTACTGATTTATCAACCATTGATTGTTTCTACCATATATATGGTACGAGGAAAGATGGAGAAGTTCTTATTCCAGAATATAAGGGTGAAACTCCAGAAGACTACCCAGGCAACAATAACCAGTATTCTATAGCTGGATATCATTATGACAGGAGAACACTTTAATGGCTAAATTTTATACCAACCTTTCATCAGGGGATACTGTAACTAGTATTCAAAATAATGGAAGTCAATATGATATAAGTATAAGTCAAGATATTGACGCTGCAGAAGTTAAAGCTTCAGATGGATTTACAAGTGGCACTGGATCTCCAGTTAAAATATCAGTATCTGGATCTAATTTAACCTTTACAGTTGTTGGCGTTGGAAGTTCAACTTTAACATTAAGTTGATCTATAAAGATCATAAATAAACTTAGACAGAATCTGTAAACAGAGAAGAGTAGAATGCCCCTTTCAAGACTGGAGAATTTTCTTAAGAATATACAAGGTAACGTCATCTACGTTGATCCCAATGAATTGGATGCGACTGATAGTATTGAAAATCAAGGAAACTCCCAAACCCGACCATTTAAAACCATACAGAGGGCTCTAATCGAAGCTGCTAGGTTCTCTTATGTTGTAGGACAAAGAAACGATAAGTTTGATTTAACAACCATAATTCTTGCTGCTGGTACACATACAGTGGACAACAGGCCAGGATTCATACCTGTTAATGTAAGTTCAGAGGCAAAATATACAACAAGATTTGGAAATACTAATCAGATATTAAGTCCATTTGGATTAGGCAGTAACTTTGATTTAACATCGCCTGATAACGAACTATTCAAATTAAATAGTGTTCGTGGTGGTGTCATCATACCAAGAGGTACATCAATTGTAGGTAAAGACCTTCGTAAGACAAAGATAAGACCAAAATATGTTCCAGAT